CAAGTCAAGCTGAGAATGGTATCAGAAGATAATGGTAGTTATATTGGTACTCAAGAAGCATATCAGAACAATCAAGAGGTAACTGGTAACAAGTTACAGCAGTTGTCAATTGGTATGAACAATCTACAATACAGCGTAGATTTACTTGGTATTCAAGTCCAGGCTACTAAGGATTTCTTCAAGTCTGTGATTGGTAAAGACTATGTACCATACAGATCAAAGCCAGTAAGTTTTGAGAAAAAGCAAGACAATAACAAGGTTGTTAATAGTTGGTGGTCAAAGAATGGACACAAGGTAGATCCAGTTGTAAAAATTGGAGATACTATTCCATTAGAATTTGACTATCCATTTTCTTCTAAACTATAAATATTATTACTGTGAGGGGGTTGAAATATACCCCCTTACATCTAAAAAAAAATTGGTTTACAATAACCGAAAGCGAGGGCTTATGAGAACAAAATGATATAAGACTTGAGGTCATGCTTACTGATAGCCAGTAAGATAGATAACATCATGTGATGTTTGACAGGTTTATATCATGTTCGAGGATAGTAATAGCAATACTCTTAAAACTTGGTAGTGGATATTTGAGTGCTAACCAGGAGAACTACTGTGTAAGTAAATGAAAGGATTAGTTATGAAACCAACTATGGAACAACTAAAAGATATAATATGCAAAGTAAACCGCATATCATCAGATTGTAAAGTCGTGATATGTGGTAAGACTTTTGTAAGTAAATATGACTTTGATAAAGATGAAAACAGTGGAGATATTGAAAGAGATTTCCACAGTATCAAAGAGATAGCTGTAAGGTTTACCGAGGAGGGAGAGAAAGATGAAGTCAGAATATACGTTGAAGAACAGTGATATTGTAGACAACAACATGAGGTTGTATTTCTATGTAGCAGATAAGATGATCAAAGATCCTAGATGGAAAAGATTGCCTAATTATTGCCAAAATAGTAGTATAACTACAGTATTTATTGCTTGTAAAGAGCAAGTCGAAAGGAGAAAGGGATATGGAGACACCAGAAGTGTGTCCAAAGTGTAATGGACATCAGTATATTGAAGATGATTTGTGCTATTACTGTGTGGAAAGTAATAGTTCTAGTTATAGTTTTTTAACAGAAAGGAATGAAAATGATATTCAGAACAGCGACAAGGTTTGGTTACCGAGTACTTAGAGGTGTAGCAACAAGTGCAGCATACGGTTATGTCAAGCGTAGAGGTATTTGGTACTACCGAATACTTCTTGATGAGGATTTCTCATACATAATTACAAGATATTACAAACGACACAAGGTTGTGCGTGATGTTGATAGAGATTACAAACGAAAGGAACAGAACTATGGAGAGTTTGGAGAGCCAGATAACGAGCCTGGATCAAAGACTGAATCTAGCTTTGGTTGAGAAGATCAACAAAGAGATCAAAGATATCAAAGTTAGATTAGACAATCTTGAGAACAATCAAGATAATTTATCTAAAGATGAAAAGGAGTGGTTAAATGGTAGATCAAAAAGTTCTAAACGATAAGAAGCTACCGAAGATTGAGAAGATAGCACTTCTCAATGACGAGCTTCGTAAGAAACTAATTACTGGAGAGTTATTCAAAGCTGATAGTAAAGACAAAGCATATATTACTAGAGGAGCTAGTGTATTTGTAAATGGTATGAATAGAATGCAGTTCTTAAATAATGTTGCTTTGTATAGAAATTTTACAGAGGATAACAATCCACATGGAGAAAGAGACTTTGGAAACTTTATGTATCAGAAAGAAAAGATTTTCTGGAAGATAGATTATAAAGATAATGCTATGATGTATCATAGTCCAGATGCATCTGATCCTAGTCAGACTATAAGAGTATTGACTATAATGAAAGCGAGTGAGTGGTAGTATGAATGATGTACAAAATTTTATTGATGAGTTAAAAAATGTCAGAAAACTTATTGAAGATCCTAAACCAAAGATCACTAAGTTTGATGATGCTATCAATATGATAGAGAATATTATTGGTAAATATCAAGCTATTATTGATGAAAACGAAAGGGAAAACAATGAGCATAATGGGTAGAGCATTTCTTGACAATCAAGAACAAGCACATGATCGTATGGATTATTATTATGATCGTGAAAAGAAACTAAAAGATATTCTTACAAGTCTTGCCGAAGTCAAAAAGATTTTGGAAAGACAGCTCAAAGAAGTTACTGATGAGATAGATAAGTATGAGAATGAAAACTTTGAATCTATATCAGCAAGAGATATTGAAGATGCTATTGAGCCAGTAGAAGTTCTAGGGCAGCCGAAAGGATAACTGCCCTAGTTTTTCTCAGAAGGAATTGAAAGTTATTTCGTAGCTTTACATTTTATGAAAATCAAGGTATTTTTTTGTATGGCTTATGCACTTACAGAAAAGTTCCAGAAACAGCTGATTTCTCAGTTCGTTGAGAAACGAAAGGAGCTGGGATTGACACAAAATGCTTTGGATAGAAAGATGAATGTCGCAATAGGACTTGTATCTAAGTGGGAAGTAGGAATCCGAAAACCATCTGGGTACTTGTTCTGTTGCTGGGCAGAAGCTCTTGAGTGTGAGCTGTGGCTAAAAAGAAAAAACTAATCAAGATACCTGGTTGGTGGTTTTTCAATAAAACACCAGAAGAAAAACAAGAGCATCAAAGATGTCATTGTGGTAAGATAGGAATTTACAGTAATGACTATATGCGTACATGGTTTTGTACCGAACACATGAATATGAAAGGAGATCCAAATGATGAGGATATCGCAAGAAAATCCACTTAAGATTAAGTATGTCCTGGAGTATGAGACTTCAGAAATACCAATGAATCCAGATTGGATTAAGAAGAAGATTGAGAATGTAACTAATACTATTAACAATCATTTTAAAAGAAATAAAATGAAAGGTCATAGAATATATATGAGAAAAGTTTATGACCAGACATAATACAAATCCAGATTACTATACCGAAAATAGATATCATCTTACAGATGTTATACTTGATTGGGATCTAAATTTTTTGGAAGCTAATATTGTAAAGTATGTTAAGAGACATACCAAGAAGAATGGAGAAGAAGATTTAATGAAAGCTGCTTGGTACTTAAACAAGTTATTGGAGAACAATTATGGTACAACACTTGAAGCAAATCTTGAATCGATTAGGGATAGTAAAAAGAAAGAAGATTGAAGATCCTATCGTATTGATAAGGAGGAAAAGAAGATTTGTTACTAAACTAGCTTACAAGTATTTTACAATAGAAGAAGCTGTTGAGTTTGATAAATTGTATAACAGTAAGTATGTAAAAGATAACAAAAAAGTCTCAAATGTGGTAAGACTTTTGATGACTAAATACAAACAAGAAAGGGAACTATGGCGAAGAAGAACAAGATGAATACTTCTTTTATTATTCACGAAGATATGCAGCGTGAAGAAATGAAAGGACTTGGTGGTACAGATGCCAAAGAAATTGTAAATGGTAATTGGAAAGATCTGTGGGAGATCAAGACAGGTAAGAAAGCTCCTGTAGATCTATCAGATGTTTTACCAGTACAACTTGGTATCGTAACCGAAGATTTCAATCGAGAATGGTTTACAAAAGAAACACAAATTCAAGTACTTAAACCAGGTATCATACAATCTAAACTTGTAGAATTTTTGTATGCAAGTGTTGATGGTATTACAGATAGTGGTTGTATATTTGAAGCAAAGCATGTCAGCCCATTTTCGTTTAAAGATGTTACGCATAGATACTATCCTCAGATACAACATTATCTGATGGTTACAAGATTTCAGAAAGCGTATCTATCTGTACTGATTGGTAATTCTCAACACAAGATTTATGAGATTGAGAGAGATGATGAGTTCATCAAACAAATGTTTTATGCTGAGTGTATGTTTTGGAATTTTGTTATGACAAATGTACAGCCACCAGACTTTGTTGCTTTTGATCAGTTCAAAGGAGATGGTAAGATTGTTGAGAATAATTTAACAAGAATTTATTTGAATGGAGAACAAGCGTATGAGTTTGAATTACCCAATAGCAGCTGGTTACAAGAAACAGAACACTAGCAAAAATGCAGCTAAAGACATAAACAAAAAGCTGCCATATTTGAGAACTAAAGTATTACAGATAATAAAGAATAAAGGTAGTTATGGAGCTACACCAGAAGAAGTAGCAGATCTACTGAATATTACAATATTATCAGTAAGACCAAGATTTACTGAGTTAAAAATCAGTAAGGATATAATTGATTCTGGAGTTACAAGAAAGAATCAGTTTAACAAAAATATAATCGTATGGAGGTACAATGAAAGGAACAGACAATCCAAATAAAATTATTTGGGATCAACTGAAAGTTACAGATCCTAAGTTTACAAAAAAGATTAACAAAGGATTTGGAGATATTACTTCGATAGATCCTATGTGGCAGATCGGTAAGATGACAGAAACCTTTGGACCTTGTGGTAAAGGTTGGGGTTTTGATGTGAGCTATGCTTACACAGATACTTATGTAGCTGCAGAAGTTAAGATTGTTTGGAAAGATCAAGATGATATCTGGTACAAGTATGGTCCAATATCATCTATGCAGAAACTATCTGTAGGTAAAACAAATCGTTTTGATGATGAAGCTAGTAAGAAAGCTATGACAGATGCTCTAACAAAAGGTTTGAGTTATCTGGGTATGTCGGCTGATGTATTCTTAGGATTGTTTGACAATAGTAAGTATGTACAGAAAGCTACAGCTGAGTATGAATCAAAAGCAAAGGAGCTAAAGAAAGATGAAACCTAGAATATATGTTTCTGGAACTATAGAGTTGAATGATAATATTCATTCTAAGGTAAAGTTTAGTTTAGATACTGAAGCTGGTACTTGGCAACAATGGGGTAATACCAACGAGAGAATGTTTAAGACAGTTGATATTGCTACTAAGATGCAAGAAGCCATTATGGATTCAGAGTTAATAAATAATTTAGAGATAGGAGTAACTGATGATTAATAAAGTAATGTTGATTGGTAGAGTTGGCTCAGAGCCAGAAATCAAAGTAACTACAAAAGACGAAAAGTTTGCAAAGTTATCTTTGGCTACCAACAAAAGATACAAGGTAGGTCAGACTAACCAAGAGAAAACACAATGGCATATGATCAAAGTGTTTGATCCAAGACTAGCTGAGACTATCGAGAAGTATGTACACAAAGGTACTATGTTGTATGTTGAGGGCGAGATTGAGTATTCAAAGTATGCTGATTCTGAGGGAAATCAAAAGACAACAACAGAAATACTTGTACCAAAGTTTAGTGGTGTAATCAGAATGGTTGGAGAGAAAGCAACTGGTAGTAAACCAGCAGCTGCAAGTTCAACTGATAGTGTAGATGATATACCATTTTAAGAACACTTGTATGGTGTGTTAGTCTTTGTAATTTAAATCTAACAACGCAAGTTAAGGGTTAGTGGTGGAAACGCTCTCGTACAAATCCATTAACCCTCCTGGATTCTCTACTGAATGATGAGGTAGCTCCTCATGGGTATCATAGTGCCTACTAAGAAACTATGTAGTAGAGCTAGGGAAGTAGCTGTGAAAAGCTGGGAAAACGCTCCTGTATATATTAGTAGCTCTACTTCCCCCAATGGTTTCTGCGTGGTTGCAGAAAGGAGTAGGAAAAGAGTTTTGGCTGCTTTTTCTACTGACATCTTAAGTGCCGAAAGGAAAGGTTAAACTATAAAAGAATTGAACAATATATAGAGATATTAGTTAATAATATTAATGTGTGTGGGTTTGATCTGTATAGTTGACTTTTTCATCGCTTCTTTAGGGGATTATGCGTAAATGCGTGTAATCCCCTTTTTTTTGGCTCTCAGCGAGTTTTTATGTTTCTTCGGTATGACTAGTCAAATCTAACCGAATTAGCTATTCTCTTTCCATTTCTGAGCTATTTTTTCGCCAGATCTACCAGCTATGTACCCACCAACACCAATAGTTAGAAGATTCCACATTGGATCTGGTATACTTAGCGAAATACTTGTACCGAATATAGCATTAGCGAAAGGACCAATAATATAATTGTTAGCGATAACAATAATACAAATCCACATAAGAGCTGGACGCCAAGTAGCAGTAAGCCAATGCTTAGATTCAGCTTCGGCTTTAATGATACTAGACTTTGCGATAAGTTCTTCATGTTCTCCATTTATAAGTTGTGTGTTAAGTTCATGCTTTAGTTTCTCTTTCATGTCTTTATCTGGTATTGCTTTATCAACAATACCACCGATCATCTTGGCTAAAGGACCAACTGTCGATAATAAAGGTAAAGGCATTAGATTATCCAGTTCCAAATAATCAGAAGTATAATTACTGCAACAGCACTAAAAAGAATTTTACCTCTTTTATTTAAACCGCTCCAGCTATCTTTGGCTTTCGCCCATAAATTACTAACCATATTCTTTCTCCAATCTACTCATAGAGATAAATTTACTATCTTGTATATGATTACTCCATATATCAAGTTCGACAATACCCCAGGACCACCCTGTCATATTGAGTTTTGCATATTCTTCTACATGATCTTGCGGCAAACTACAACCAACATTGACTATTCTTACCCATTGTGAATCGCCAATTTTGGGAGCTTTCCAATCCCTATGCTTATGTGTATGACCAAAAACTACATCATGTAGGGTATCATTTGCTACTTGTACTTCCCCATTTTTACCTCCATATTCTTTACCCATAATGTTCAAAGGAGCATGGACAAAACCAACGCCACCTATAAATTTAAACTCTCCATATTCTGTAGTGGTCCAACCTCTATCATGGAAAGTATCGTATAATGCTTTTTTCATTAGACCTTGTATTTCTGGAATCTTTTCTTCAAACTTATGTACTCTCATTTCGTGATTACCAATAGTACAATGTCTAGGAATAGAATCATTCTTTAATGCTTTATTAAAAGTATCAATCGCATTTCTAAGAGAAAGTATATCAACCATAAAAGCATCTTTTAACTTGCCTTGTTGTGTATCATTCTTTTGGAAACTAGATAATGAATCGAAGCTGCCGAAGTCTCCGATTTGAATTATATAATCTGGTTTAGATTTTCTTGCGTATTTACCTATCCAGGTAAGTCTGTCTTTAGATAGCTTTGGAGAATCGTGAACATCTCCTATTACTAGGACTTTGTTTCCTTGAAACTTCATACATATTACACTTATGTACCTAATGGTTTGTAGTATGGGATCTCAAAAGAATCAAACTCTATACAGTGTGCATCAAACTTTGTTCTATCTTTATATTCTTCAGATCTTTGTTCAAAGTTGTTAAGAAGTGTAGCTTGTTGTTCTATACAATCAAAGTCTGTTGCGTAAAGTTCAGCTGAGTACCGAACACTTGGCATTTCTGGAGTGTGCATAAACAATACTAATAACCAAACTTTCATTAATATTTATCTTCTATAATTTTATAGATCTTCATGTTACCCTCACTATCTGGTCTAAGTTCCGCAACTACTTGACCACATCTATATTGTATAACATTTTCTCTATTATGACTAAGATTTCTTTCAGCTTCACGCTTGGCTTTTAAACATTTTGATAAACCTGGTGTCATCATATGACCATCAAGAGATCCATTAACAAACATACATAAAGCAAATACTGTTTCAATGACTGCCATTTTTTCTTACCTTATCTTTTAATTCTTCTACATCTTTCTGTAGTTTATCTACTTGTTTTTTTAAGAAGTCTATATTTACTCTATTATTCATCATGCTCTCCATTTCAGTAGTTACTTTTTCTAATTGGTTGGCAGAAAATTCAAGCAACATATATTGTTCCTGGTCAATAGGTTTTTGATCAGCAGCTTTAAGTAGATCAGCTTCAAATAGTGTAGCTCTAGTTTCTATGTTATTTAATCTTTCTATTATACCGAAGTATGCCCATACAGCTGTAGCTACAGCTCCGAGTAAACCAATTAAATTTTTAAGAGGTAAACCTATTTCAGTTTTATCTGATACAGATGGCATCTATTGACAATCACAATCGTCTTTATTTAGTTCGCAATCACATTTAGGATTTAGCATCTTCAATATCCTGTAATCTTTGTTGTTCAGCCAAAATATCTTCTTTAGATATTGGCGTTGTTCCATCTGTCCATCTAATACTATCTATAAGTTCAATAGAAGTATCATCATCATCATGTAGATAAGTGTATTTCGCATTTGGATTTAAACTTTCTATTGCTTGATATAATCTAATTTTATTTGCCATTTTATGTGTCCATTAATCTAATAAATAAAGCACAGCTTTTACCATTGGAAGCATGACCACCCCATGTTCTAGCTCCTCCAGCATCTGTTTTAAAATATACTTTACAATCGTTGCTTGTAGTATCTGTTACATCTAAAAATGTTTGAACATTTAAGTATGCGTGTTCCCAACTTGGATTACTTCCTTTTGCTTGACTGTAACTAATTTGTAAATTTTCATCATTACCATTTCTTAAAATTACTCCAACATAATGAGTTGCTTGGTAGCCATCAGTATAAAAGTTTGCTGATATAAGCCATTTACCAGTAGTAGGAAAAGTAAATAGACCAGAACTTTCTGTCATAGCACTTCCTTCAGGA